GTACATATATTATAATGGTAAAAAAATTGAAATGTTTATGTATAAGTAATATATACAAACAAATATCAAATCAATATGGAGTATCATCAAGAAAAAGCAATCAGTTGGATGTTGCATGCCCTCAAAATTGTGTTGGGGGACGAAAGCATCCGCAGATACATCATCTTGTATTATTATCCAACCATAAGCAACTCGTCCAAGAAATGTATCCGCACATTTGACGCGTTTGTAGAGTCGGCAAAAAAACGCGAGGAAAAGGCAAATGAAATCAGAAAATACTGCAATAAAATGTCTAGAAAATCAGACCTAGTCGTATTCACTGCGTCGAACATTCAGCGAACAAAATGCGACAATGAGACCCACTTTCAAAGTTATATTATCGACAATAATCTGAAAAAGGTGTGTGTTATTGATCCGGCATACGATTCAAGCAAACCCAACAACGCGGGCATATATTTTGCAGAAGTGTCGAATGATATTATTATTCCATACTTTGAGAGAAAAGGGTATACAACTGAGTTTATCACTCTTACTACTCCCGCCCAGGTCGATGCAGAGGACGTATTTTGTCAATCTTGGACGCTATACATATTGCTTGCAAAGTTGAAGCAAAATGAATACATTGCGTCCAATACATTTGACGTTCCCAAAGACCAACTGGACAAGTATGACATGTTGCTCTCCTTTTATCAGCAAATCTTTACGGACATGCCCGAATTATGCGAGAATTTGCAAGTTGAATACGAGGGCGAAATCCTAGAGAGTCGTGGTCCAAACAGATTAACCAAAGTAGAAAAGGAAGAGTTGTTGAAGTTTAACCCAGTTGATTTGGTAATGGGACTAACGAAATATGAAATGAAAACAATCTAAAAAACAAAAACACTAAACAATGAAACACAAAAACAATATAATCCTTTGTTTTTTTTGTTTGCTGATAGCACAAATGATAAATGATTTATATTTTAAAGTCGTATAATCCACTGGGATCGTCTAATGCGCGTGGTGCATAAGATAGTTTTGGATTTGGTGGTGGGGGTGCAGGAATAGTGACTGGTATATATCTCAATTCTACCGGTTTTAAAACAAAAGCGTGCCCGTTTTCATTAAAAAAATTCGTATCTTCTGCAAGATTACTATCTTGCTTTTGATATCGCATGGCTACCATTTGACAACCTAATGCTCTAGATAACAAACTTCCAGGGTTATCTGGATTAGCGCCGTTATCTGGTAAAACAATTGTCATATTTTGTTTATTATACGTTTTCATCTCATCAATATCTGGAGTATTTTTGACATACTCTGTAAATCGAAGAGTTCGCATAAAAACAGAATTGCTTGTCATATTGACATATTCTTTAAAATCTATATTGTCCATAAATGCAGTATTTGATTTGTCTACGATGATGACTATTTTGCCTGCCAGTTCTAATAATGGAACATTTCCTAAATTTTTGCCTTTATTTTCAAAACTATAAGATGGACCTAATAACAAATTATTGATGCTTTCAAATAAACGTGCTATACGTGTATACATCTTTTGATTCACGCTATTGAATCGTAAATGCAATATAATAGGATCATTTGGATTAGGTGCGGTGCTATTAGAATATGCAAAATTCTTAAAAATTGATAAGACTTCACTGAAAGGAACAGAATTGAATGTATTTTTTACATAATAATTGTTCTTTTCAAGAGAAGTTGCGACAATAGGTTCATCTGGGTTTTGTACGTTTGCAAATATTTCAAAATCAAATCCCCGAACACCTTGTTTGATAATATCTTTTAAAATACATGTAGAAACCACATCATTCTTATAATATCCAGTGCTACAAGCATTATAGGCTGTTTTAATATAATAATCTTTTAAAGTATAAGTAAAATTATTTGGTGCATCTTTAGTTGTACTTTTGTTTGTTGTGATGGAACTAATTTTTCCATCAAGAGCTGAATAAATCGTATTACTTGATTTACAACCATTTGCTTCTAAACGTTTAATGTAATTTGAACCAATAATTGCAATAACTATTCCGATAGTAATCAATGCTATCACAAATGTATAAAACAAATTCATATCTGTTATTAATATATAATATTATATTTATCCAAAGAAAAGAGTTAAATAATATTATTATATATTAATAACGCCATGGCTGGAGGATTATTATCACTTATCAGCGAAGGACAACAATCTATTATATTATATGGAAACCCTTCAAAAACTTTCTTTAAAAGCACGTATTCTAAAATTACTAATTTTGGAATGCAAAAATTTCGCGTAGATTATGAAGGGGCCCGAACTTTACATTTAACAGAGGAATCAACCTTTACTTTCAAGGTGCCTAGATATGCGGACTTGTTGATGGATAGCTATATTTCAGTAAATATGCCAAATATTTGGTCCCCCATTTACCCTCCTACAACAGAAACAGGAAATAAATGGGCGCCATATGAATTCAAATGGATTCAGAATTTGGGAATCAAGATGATTAGTCGTATATCTATTACATGTGGAAACCAAAAATTACAAGAGTTTTCAGGAGATTATATGTTATCACAGGTTGAACGTGATTTAACTGGAACAAAACGAATATTGTTGAATACTATGAGTGGTGCGACGCCTGAAATGAATGACCCTGCCAATAGTGGTTCTCGTGTTAACTCATACCCAAATGCATTTTATACTACTTCCAATTCCGGACCAGAACCTTCTATTCGAGGTCGCACGATTTATATTCCATTGAATGCTTGGTTTTGCAATAAAACACAGCGTGCATTTCCACTCATTGCTTTACAATACAATGAGTTGTTTATTAATATCACATTTCGTCCCATTAACCAGCTATTTACAATACGCGATGTGTTCGATCCATTTTATAATTATCCTTATGTTGCGCCAAATTTTAATTTAGAACAAATGCAAATGTATCGATTTGTTCAACCTCCACCGGATGTTACATTGGCGCCTGCGGAGTATGTAGATAAACGCTCTATCTGGAATGCTGATATACATTTGAATTGTACTTATTGTTTTCTCTCAAATGATGAGTCGAGATTATTTGCAAAAAATGAACAAAATTACATATTTAAGCAAGTCCATGAAACTATTTATTATAATGTAACCGGTCCCAATAAAGTTCAATTGGATTCACTTGGATTGATCACGGATTATATGTTTTATTTTCAACGAAGTGATGCAAATTTACGAAATGAATGGAGTAATTACACCAATTGGCCTTATAATTATTTGCCATCTGATTTACAACAAGCACCAACAGATGGTTCATATAATGTAATTGAATTAGATCCATCAGGTAATCCAATTAATGTTCCAATTGGACCAGGAGTTAATCCAGATGGATACCAAACGGGTCTCATGTTAACGGGAGATTACAACTCTCAAAACTCACGCGGTATTTTAGTTGAACTTGGAATTTTGTTTGATGGAGAATATAGAGAGAATTTACAGCCATCTGGTGTATATAATTTTCTTGAAAAATACATTCGAACACCAGGATTTGCCCCATTTGGATTATATTGCTACAACTATAGTATGAATTCTGGTGCGTTATTTTCCGACAATCAACCAGCCGGTGCAACGAATATGAATCGGTTTAATACGATTGAGTTAGAGTTCACTACAACGATTCCTCAACTTGATCCTCTTGCACAAGTTCTTACTATTTGTGATCCCGAATCGGGAGAGATAATAGGCATCAACAAACCTACTTGGCGAATATACGATTACAATTTTGATCTACATTTTTTTGAAGAGAGAATAAACATGATTACATTCGTGGGTGGTAATTGCGGACTCATGTATGCGACATAATTTAGGTATCTAAAATAGTATTTTTGGATATATTTTGTATAAGAATTTGGATATATTTTGTATAAGAATTATTATATTTGAATAATATAATAATAACCCAATGAAACATCAAAATATATTAATTGGGACATACGTCTGTTTTGTGATTATTCAATTGTATGTAGTGAAAAACTATATTTTGGATTGGCGTTCATTACTAACTGGAGCAAATTTTGATAAGATGAATTATAACATAGGTCATAAACCTGAATTAGCAGAAACATTTACAAATGAAATATCCTCTAGAATAAAAATGTTAGACAATATGGATTATGCAGATTGGATAAATTATAACAACAAATATCCAATAGTAACACATGGGAACTATGATTATGATATTTTTATCTTTGAAAGATCGGTTAATGATATGGCAAACTATTTAAGTAATAGTCATTATACATTGAGAGCAAATAAAAATACCAATCAATTAGGATTGTCCTATGTAGATTTATTAAGACAAACAAATTATGCTTTTTTGTTTAGTTTATTCCAACCCAATCCCGATTTTCTTGAAACTATTTTCAAAGGTCCTGTATATGAGGACAACACAAATATATATGCACATTTTACATTAGATCCAGTATCAAATCGTGCAGTGAAAACAAATGTAATTACGGGTGTTTGGAAAAAACAAGCAAGTAACGGCCAAGTATTTGAAGGCATTATATATATTAATTATGGTTTATTAGATGTAGAAAGTGAATATTCAAACAAATATTATGAATATATGGGAATTCCATTTATAGTTATGCTTAGTATAGGAACGCTCATTACAACGATACTCCTATATCATGCATCCAATCAAACTAATTTTTGGATGTCATTAATATTCTTAACCATATTAAATATTTATTTAATCATATTTATTAATACAACAGAAGGTGTTACCACATTAGAAGTAGAAAATAACAAGGTAAAAGATATCAATGATGGAATATTAAGTATTTCCTTTTTGGCAGCAGTAAACATATATATATTACAGACACTGAAATCGGTGAAAAACCACATCATATTGCATAATGAATCAGCATTTTTATTCACATTAGCCCTAGTATTGTTATTATTTGCTTTGTATAAAAAAACCAATTATAATAAAATAGACGATATACGTGTTCACA